CGACGTAGCGGTGCGCCTCGATCGCCATGCTCGCCGCGTCGATCGTGATGCCGAACGCAGGGTGAAACGCTGCCCAGGTCTCGGGATCGTACGGGTCGGCGCCCTCGGGCATGCTCCACTCGAAATAGGCGAGGCCGGGCTCGCCTGCCCGCCCCCGCTCGATCAGCTTGTTCATGAATACCGACTGCGCGGTGCCCATCGTCGAGATCAGCCAGATCTGCCGATTCTTGACCGTGATCTGCGCGGGCCCGATCGCGCCCATCAGCTCGTTACCGCGCAGCTCGTCGTGCTTCCAAATCTCGTCGAGGGTCACGAGCAGGGGCGTCTCGCCGTGCAGCGCCGACGGGCCGGGGGCGAATATGTTCAGGCTCGAGCGGTTCGGCAGCGTCATGCTCTCGCTGCCCGCCGCGTAACGCAGGGCGAACAGTTCCTCGATCGGTGATTCCTGCACGAGGGTCACGAGGTCGGCGAAACGGGCGCGGGCGTCCTTGCCGGTCTGCGCGGTGTAGAACGCCTTTTTGGTGTCGTTGTGCATCAGCCGATTGATCTGCACGGGCCCGACGAGTGTCGTCTTGCCCGACTGCCTCGGCACGGTGACGAGCACCATCGGATATTTGTACGTCCCATCAGGCAGGATCTCAGTCGCGATCTCGGCGACATGCCGCTGCCAGGGCATCAGGGGCTTACCCAGGGCTGCGGCGACGTGAGCGATGTCGGCGCCCTCGCTGCGCAGGCTCGGGTCGCGTTCGGGGCTGTAGGTCGGCCTCGGCATCGCCGGGGCGATCACGCTCACTGCAGCGGAAATTCGTGAGTGCTGCCTGCCTCGATCTCGTCGGCGATGATGCGCAGGGCAGCAGACAGGCTCGACTTGTCGCCGCCGTTCATAACGATCGCGGGCTCGCCGAGACCGTTGCCCTTGCGAGGTACTGCCAGAACGAAAGCGTGAAAACGCATATCGAACGTGACCTCGTTGCTTTGGGCGGGCAGCTGCTTGTTGCGGTTCGTGTTCATGTTGTTACCTTTCACAGTTGGGGCAGGCTTGCCTGCTCGGGAGGGTCTCGAGGAACGCCTCGAACTTGCCACGGTTGGCGACCTCGGGCTGCGGCAGGGCGCCCATCGTTTCGCGGTAGCTATCCATCAGGCCCGTGATCGCCGTGATGCGCACGCGGGGGTCGCGCAGGCTGCGCTCGATCATGCGGGCCTGATCTATTGCCAGCTGGCACAGGGCGAGGTGCCTCGGCTCGATCAGCGACTGACTGCGCAGATCCTCGATCGAGAGCTGCGTCGCCCTGACGACATCGGTTTCCTGCCCGCTGCCGAGGGGCTGCACCTCGAGGCCGGGCAGCTCGGTCTGGATCTCGGTCACTTCGGGGCACCTCCGAGCTGATCGGGCGAAATCACGTTTTTTTCTGGCGCGGTTCGGGGGAAATGGACAGGTGGCGCGGGGTGTCCAGGCATCATGCGATCCTAAAAAACTGCTGTTGATCCTCGACGATCGAGGCCGGGCCCTCGATGATCTTCTTTCCCTTGCTGCTGTTGCATGAGCCATGCGCGGGCCGCAGGTTATCGAGGTCCCACGTCAGCTCGGGGTACAGCTTGCGAGGCAGCTCGTGATCAGCACTGTCTGCACCGGGCAGCCCGCACAGGTAGCACGTTGTGCCCTTGTTCTCGAGGGTGCGCCTCGTGTACTCCTGCGCCCTGCGCCCGCCCCACTCCTGCACCTCGCTCATAGCTCGAGCCTGCACATGCCGCACTTGCCACTGACCAGGGGCACGGGCTCGAGGCAGCTGCAGTGCGTCGAGGCTGCCCTGCCCTGCAGGGTGTAGTCACCCGAGATCGGCATCGGCCAGCCCTGCCGCTCATAGGTCATAGCCTCGCGCACGGTCTCGTCGGTGGCTGGCACGGCGTGCCGCTCCCAGTCCTCGTACTTCATGCCCCATGCTGATCTGCTCATCGGATCGTGCCCCCCCATTTCTTATTGACCTGCTCCTGCCATGCGATGTGCTGGTGATACGGGCACGGCGCCATGACATCGCAGCCGGGCGCCCCGCAGTTGTTGAACCTGAACGCCTCGGCCACGCCTTGAATTACGATCGGCTCATTGGGGGCGTCGCCTGCTGCATCCTCCAGCGTTGCAGCAGGCGACGCGATGAACCTGTCGATCGTGCTCAATTGCGCGTTGTAGGCGGCTGCTGTGCTGCTGCTGCCCGCAGCGGCTGCCTGCGCGATGATCTGCTCGGTTTCGGCCTTGAGGGCCTGCAGGTGCTCGATCTCGATCATCGGCTCGCCTTGTGTTCGGGGCAAATGATGTAGTCCTGCCCAGGGTAGCGGCGCTTGCCGACGACGGTGCACCCGTTCTTGTGCTCTACGCAGTTGAGCATCGGGTTATCCCTGCCCGAGGATCGGCAGGGCACGCAGTACCTGCCGCGCAGGCTGCGGACTTGTCCACAGGCGAAACACTTGCCCTCGTCTGCTGGTGAGGTACTTACGAAACTTGATTCATCAGAGTTAGAGGGATGGTTTAGTGATGGTTTGGGTGACGCCTGCGTCGGGGGGGGGGTGACGCTCACGTCACCGGGGGGGGTGACGCCTGCGTCGGGGGGTGACGCCTGCGTCACCCGGTGGGCGGTGCTGCGGTCGCATCCCTGTGGACAACTCACGAGCAGCTCGTAACGGTTCGGGCGGCTGTAGTCGTTCATGTTGCGAGTGCCGCCGCCCTGCACCTCGCGGGAGACCTCGCCGAGGTCGATCAGCCGCTGCAGTGACCGCTGCACGGTGCGCACGTCCACGTTCGCATATCGGGCGAGGGTCGAGACCGCAGGCCATGCCCCACCGTCGCCGTCGTGGTTCGCGATGCCGATCAGGACGATCTTGTCAGTGCCCGATGCCTGCGAGTGGTGCAGAACGATCGCTAGGCTCTCTACGCTCATTTTTTCGCCTTTCTAGCGTCTATCCGGTGTTGCCATAGGTTCAGGGCCCGCCACGCTGCCGCGAGGCGCTCTGCGGGGCTCACAGCTGCCCCCAGCTGCCCGAGGTGCTGCTGCCGTCGGCCCGCTCGACGGTGTAGGTCGCCCCACGCGCCCCGGTGGCCTGCGCCATAACCCAGGCATCGTGATCAGCCTTGATCTGCTCGTTGCGGGCTTGGATCTCTCGGCCGGTCATGTAGGCGTTGTGATCGACGCCGCCGTCGTTGTAGCAGGTTTCCCAGCCCTCGTGCCACGCCTGCGCCAGCATGAGGCGCAGGGCCTGCTCGCGGGCCTGCGCATGGGGCGCCGCGTCGAGCTGCTCGAGCATCGAGCGGTACGGGTCGCCGGTGCGGTGGTCGGTGTTGTTCTCAGTCATGATTAGAGCCCTTCTGTGAACAGTGCGTCGGGGGCTGCGAGCAGCTCGCCGGGGGTGCACTCGAAATGGTTGGATATGGCAACGAGATCGGCGATCGAGAAATTGACTTTGCCGAGCATGCGGGCACTGATCTGCTGCTGCGGCAGGCCGAGGATCTCGCCGAGCTGCGCCTGCGTGATCTTGCGGCGACGCATCGCCTCGCCGACCCGCTCAACTAACATCGTTTCGCTGTATTTCATGACTCGAGCCTAACATGCTTTCGCTGTGCCGTTTACCAACCTGCCAGCTGTTCGGGTAGGGTACTTAACTGCTTGTAGGAACCCAATGACCATTCCCCCCAGCTGGTCATTGGGTTCCTGCGAGTTCTAGCGGTTTACCTCCAAATTTTTGCCGGCCTGCGCCTGTAGGTTTCCTACAAAGAATTGTCTTTCTGCCGCTGCGGGCCCTCGGCGGGTCGCACCGGCCAGGGCGGCAGCTTGTCGGGCGGGTGCCCAAGCTGCACGAGCAGCACCCGCAGCTGCGCGGCGTATTCCTCGATCATGCGCCTGAATATCGCCTCGCGTTCCGCCCTGCTTTCGGCGGCGAGCATCCGTTTGAATAGCGACTGGTTGCTCGCTTTTTCCTCGTCGGCGCGGCCCGAGCGCCACGCCTGCAGCCCGTCGATGATCTTCGGCACGATGAGCCCGAGACCGCCGACGCCGAGGATCGCCGTGATTAGTTCAGGTGTCACATCCCCCCCATTTCTTTTATCTCGTCGGGTCCAGATAGGCCCAGTCGATGCGGCGATACCGCTTGAAGATGTCCGATAGCGCGGTGACGACGAGAGCGACGATCAGCCACACAGCCGAGGATCTGCCCAGGCTGGCGTAATACAGGGCTGCGGGCAGCAGCAGCACCCAGCCGAGCCCGACGATCATCAGGGCGACCCGCTCGAGCCACCAGTGCCCGCTGATCACTGCGACCGAACCGATCGCGCCGCCGACGCAGAGCACGACACCGACCGCGACCGACATCACGGGCCCGATCGTTCCCGTGAGCAGCGTCGGGATGCCGCCGAGGGCTGCAAGCAGGCCCGCCGCGCCTGCTGCGATGTAGGCGAGGATCTGCGCCGCGTTGATCGCCCGAGGCTCGCGTATCCACTTAGGAACGTACATGCTCGCCCCGCTTCCGACGGAACAGCCGCAGCCAGCCCGTGCCCTCGGTCTTGACCCAGGCACCCGCGCCCGCGATCAGCAGCGTGATCGCCGCAGACACGAGCGGCGGCAGGTGCCCCTGCGGGTCGAGCAGATACAGCACCAGGATCGCTGCCGCGCCCGCGTACCCTCCCGCTTGGACTTTTTCTGTCGGTTTGAGATCACCCATCTGTGAGCCTTTCCATAATGTCGAGTAGCAGCGAAACGGCGAGGAAACCCTGCACTGCGAGCCCTACGCTCGCGAGTGCAGAGATCCACGCGGTCGCCGTGAGCAGCGAACAGCACAGCTCTAGGGCAGATTCAGAACTTGCCCGACCTCGATCACGTCGGGGTTGCTGACCTGCGGGTTCGCGTCGATCAGGGCCTGCAGATCGACGCCGAACTGCAGCGCGATCAGGCCCATCGTGTCGCCCGCCTCGACGACGCACTGCCGGGGCCCGCCCAGGCGTGCCGCCGCCCCCGTATCGACAATGTTTTCCTCGCGCAGGCGCAGCCAGCCGAGCAGCGGCCCGGTGCCGGGCTGACCGTACCCGAGGCGGGCGCGGTGCGCAGGCTTGGCCGAGTACCATGCCCCATCGACAAACTGCCGGGGCGCTGCGTAACCGTCCTGCTGGATCACGTCGGCGCCCGCGAGGTCGCTCGTCAGCGTCGCCGCGACGTGCCCCGCCCAGTTGCTGCCGTCGCCGCCGTAAACCATCCAGTCGCCCCGCTGCGGCAGCTGCCCCGCGTCGTTGGGGTTGTTGTCGATGCGGATCCAAAAACGATCGGGCACCCGGTCGAGCAGCTCGCGGGCCCCGCCGACGCCGCCGACACTCTCGGACCAGTGCACGCCGGTCAGGGTCTGCGCGAACTCGTCGATCGCATCGACGCACTGCAGCCCGAACCTGCCGTCGGGGTTCATCTTGACGCCCTCGGCGGTGCGCAGCCATTCTTCGATCTCGGGGTGTGTCATGTCGCTTTTCCTTTTCCTTAGTAGGCGAGCACTCGGGCGAGTGCATCAGCTTCGAGGGCGTAGCCTCGGGTGTTCTCGTGCACGGTGTCCTGCATCAGCCCTGCAGCGGTGGCTGCGGGCTGATCGCCGATCAGTGACGTGAAATCGAGCAGCGGCAGATCCAGGGAATCGGCGATGTCGTACAGCCGAACCCGCTTCGAGTCGTAGTTACCTGCGCTGCCGACGCCGCCGAACGAGAGCAGCAGCACCGGGATCGCGAGGGCGTTGACGTTGGTGATAAACGTGGTGATGTCGGTCAGCGTTGAGGTGTTGGTGTTGGTGCCGATATTGATCAGCGCCGCGTCGGGCTTTGATGCCGTGAGACTCGAGTTGTTGACGCTGAAAGCGGCCGAGTAGAGCCGCGACCAGTCAGTCGGGAACAGCCATTCAGCGGCGCTCGACGAGGGCCTGCCCGCGTTGCTGATCGTGAGCCCGGTGGCATAGGTCGGCTCGAGGCCGAGCAGGCTCGTCAGGCCCGTGCCCGCGAGGACGATCGTGTGCACGGTGTCGGCCAGCCCTGCATAGGTCGCTGACTTCCAGGTCGAGCCCGAGGCGACGGTGAATGCGGTCTGCGCTACGCCGTCCACGGTGACGCTGATCGAGCCGCCCGCCGAAATGTAGGCGAACAGTTTGAACCCGGTGAACGCCTCGAGGCTGGTGAACGTGATCGACCAGCTACCGGCCGGTGCGACCATGTAATTCTGACTGGTGCCGCCCGCGTCGGCCACGCCGCCGCTGATCGAGCCCCATCGGGTATCCCAGCTGTTCGCGTAGATCAGGCCCGGCTTGGCGCCGAACAGATCCGCGAGCTGCGCAGGGAACGAGCTCACGGCGACCTGCGGCTGCGTCGAGCCGCTGCCCGCCGTCTTGGAATCGCCCGCCGCGACGAGGCGCTTACGCTCCCCTGCGCGGGCCTTGCGGACGATCGAGCGGATCGTGCGCATCGTGGGCGACTCGCCGTTGTACAGGTGCAGGGACGGGTTCCAGGTCTTGGCGCGGGCCGTGCCGCCGAGGTAGGCCGGTGCGGTGGGCTTGGCGACGGTGTTCGGGGTTGCCCAGTTCTGCGGGGCGTAGGTCGCGCCCGATGTGAACGCGGCGATCGCCGAGACGATCGTGCCCGAGGGGCTGACCACCTTATCGCCCGCAGCGTAAACGGTGCTCGCTTTCCATTTGGGCACCACGTCGGCCGCGTTGGCTTTCGGGCTCAGGCCCGCCTTGATCGCGGTAGCGAACGGGTTGACGCCCGCTGTCTCGTTGACGAAATCGGCGAGTGACTGCGCATCCTCGGCCGCTCCGGTCGCGTTGTATCCGGCCGGGCCGCGCAGGTTGGCTTTACTGTCCCAGGGCATTAGTTGCTCCATTCTGTGAGTTCGCCGGTTTCGGGGTCATACCACCAGGTGCCGGGCGTGGGGTTGAGGGGTGGTTCGGTGCCGACCCACACGAGCGCGGGGTTGGTCGGTACGGTCAGCTGATCAGCCAGGGCGCCGCCGTCGGGGCCGACGTACAGCTTCCAGGGCAGCAGCTCGTGCTTGACGAGCCGGGTGTCTTTCTCCCGGTAGCGGATCTCGACCTGATACGAGATCCCGCCCGGCATCAGATCATCGGTGGCGGCGAGCTCGACCTCGAAAAACCCGTTCGCTGCGGGCACCGTTTCGACGGGCACGGTCCCGGCGAGCACATTCAGGCCCGAGATCCCGGCCGAGGTCGCCCTGAACATCAGTACGGGGTCAAGGGGCAGCAGCGGGTCGAGCCCGAAATCGGTGAGTGTTCCATTGACGAGCGGCATTAGGGTTTGGTCCTTTCGAGTTTGGCGACTTTGAGGCGCAGATCGTCGATTAGCTTCTGCTGCCCAGGTTCGGGCCGGGGTTCGGCTGCGGTGCGGGCGATCTCGGTGAGCGCCTGCTCGGCCGCGTCGAGCCGGGCCGACAGTCGGGCGCTGCCGCCGTCGGGGCCTGCCGCTGCGGCGAGGGTCTGCCGGATCTCGGCGACCTCGCGCACGAGCTGCTCGATTGTGTCGGTGTGATCGGGCAGGGCGCGGGCGACTGCCTCGGCGGCGAGGCGGGCGACGGTTTCGAGCTGCGTTGGTTCGGGAACGATCGGGGTCTCGTCGGCCGGGGCCTCGTCGATCGGGATCTCGGGGGTCGGTTCGGTCATAGTGTCCTGCCTAGGGTGATGTCGGTGAGCCATTTCTTGCCGGTCCAGGTCGCCTGCCCGGCCATGACGAACGACTGGATCAGGCCCGGTGCGAGGTCGGCGTCGGGCACGGCGAGGGCTGCTGTGCCCCGCGTATCGACGGCGAGCAGGTTCAGCAGCGGGTCGGTGTCCAGCACGCGGGAATCGGGCAGCTGCAGCCCTGTCGGCCGCCACTTGTTCTCGGTGTCGAGCCAGTAGTTGACGATGTTCTGCCCCTGCGCTGCGATAGCCGAGGCGTTGAACGCGCTGAGGCTCGTTTCGATCTTGACCTGCCGGTATCCGTAGGCGTCCTGCAGCGCCGAGTTGTCGATAAAAAACGGGGTCAAGGACATCGCGAACTCGAACTCGGTCGAGTCCTTATCGGCATCGGTTTCGGTCGCCTGAAACGTGCTGACCTGCACGTCGGTAATCATGTCCTCGGGGGTCTTTTCCCACTCGACGCCGACGCGCACGCCCGAGTTTGGCAGCACGGCCACGCCCGAGGCGCCGCCGGGGGTGTAGGTGCTCCACAGGCCCCGCTCGCCTGCGGGCTCGAGACCGCCAGGGGGCAGGATCTTGCCACGCTCGGGACTGAATGTGATGCGTTTGGACAGGCCCGCGCCGGGGGTGTAATAGCTGGTGTCGTGGTAGCGGTACGTGTAGGACCTGCAGAACCGCTCGGCGAGCTGCAGCCATTCCTTAGCCTTGTACTGCTGTTTGGTCTGATTGATCCAGGTGTGCCCGGTCGAGCCGGTCAGGGTCCAGCCACGAGGCATAGCTGCGGCGAGGGTGCCGAACCTCGTCGCGGCGGGCGTGTTTGCGTCCCAAGCCACATCGAGCACTTTGTGCTTGACGAGCTCGGCCAGGGGCGAGGCAGCGGTAAATGAGACCCGCAGCGCGTCGCGCACCGAATCGTCAGGCGCGGCCCGCAGCGGCCCGAGGTTGCCTGCGAACAGGCAGCGGGCCGATACCGGATCGACGAGACCGACGGGGGCGCCGACCTCGAGGAACGCGGGCATCGTGCCCTTGATCAGGAACTGCCCGGCGAGGGTGCTCGGCGGGTCCATCTCGAGGCGTGAGTCGTTGCCCCAGCCGAGCCGCAGCCCGGCCAGGGCGGGGCGCGGGTCGGCTGCGGCGGTCTGCATCAGCTCGCCGCCGATGTAGAGATCAGGCTGACCTAGGCTCATACCGTCGCCAGCTTCGGGCTGCCCTGCGCACTAAGTGCCTTGTTGATGGTGCGCACGAGCTGCTTGCCCAGCTGCACGGCATCGGTAGTCGCGTCGGCCTTGACCTCGATATTGATGTTCACGTTCTGCGCGGCGCTGAGGCCCCCGCTGAGGCTGCCCAGGCCCGAGGCGATGCCGCTCGGCACGCTCGAGCCGGTGAGCGCCGAGGCGCCGACGAGCGACTGCGTGCCCATCAGCGACTGCGCGCCCATCAGTGACTGCGTGCCCATCAGTGCCACGGGTGCGGACTGCATCAGGGGCATCGCGCCGCCGTCCGCGTTGCCGACGGGGGCATTGTTGGCCTGATCTTTCGAGGCGAACAGCGAGGCGAACCAGCTGATCGCATCCTTGATCCAACCGATCGTGCCAGCGATCGCCCCGTTGATCGCGCCGAACACGACATCGGCGGTCGCCTGCAGGCCCTTGATCGCCCCGTCGATCCCGCCGACGGGGGCGAGCACGTCGTCGAGCCAGCCGATCGCCTTAGTCACCCAGTCGACGATGCCCTGCCACACAGCGACCGCTGCGGCGCCCATGAGATCCATCGCGCCCTGAATGCCACCGACCGGGGCGAGGGCCTCGTTGAGCCATGTGATGAACTTGTTGACGCCCTCGACTATCCAGTTCCACACGGCGACCGCTGCGGCGCCCATCGCGTCTACCGCGTCTTTGAACCACCCGACATTGTTGTAGGCCCAAATTATGGCAGCGATAAACGCGACTACCGCGATCACGATCAGCCCGACCGGGTTAGCTGCCTGCGCAGCGTTCCAGGCCCACTGCGCAGCGGTGACGAGCATGATCGCTGCGGCGATCGGCACGATCGCTGGCAGGAACTGCATCAGTACGTCAAGCACGGGCTGAATGAACGGCAGGGCGCCCGCCGCGAAATCCTGAAACTGCTGCATCGCGCTACGGGTGAACGTCTCGAGGGCGACGCCGGGCCCGGTGCTGACGGTCTCGCCGAGCCTGTCGGCGGCGCCTGCCATTGTGTCGAACGCATCGCCTGCGG